ACAGTATATTTGGTGATGTCTTTAGATGCCTTCGGCATCTCTTCATCCTTCCAATTCTTTTCTTCTTTATATGCTTGACCGAATTCGGCAAAAGTTTTAAATGTTTTCATATAATTATTTAGTTTTTCCCTTTATTATCTAATGCCTGTTGTACGCCTATAATGAACTTTTTAATTGCTATTTTGTATTTTTTTGGTGCATGTTTCTTTAATGTTTTAAAGAATTCAGACTGATCTATATGTTTTTGTAATGAGGAATTTTGTCTTCTGGCGGACAAAAACTCACCTATTTCAGACCTTATTGTGGGATCGAATTCTTTTTGTGAAGTATAATATTCTATTTCATCTTCAGGATTTCCCGTTTGAACTTGTTTTTCAGACTTGTTTGAGAGAAAAACATCCTGAACATAATGCATTAATTCATGTTTTAAGTCCGCTTGTATCCTTGGAAGTATTTGATCAATTATTAATGTGGCTTCTTCTTTTTTATCTACTTCACGTATTTCTTTTACGTAATTGGAAATATAAAACGTAATTGCAGGGTTGCCCGTTTTTTCGTGTTCACTATCGTAATAAGAGTTAAAACTAGCGTGTTTTTCATCATAGACCATAAACAATGTAATCTCATTATTTTGATCTACATCCCAATCATGATAGGGCATGTCTTGATGGGGATTTTTATATATTACATTTGTTTCTATGGAGGGTTTAATAAAACGCCTTATTCCATATTTTCCCGCAATTTTTTTAACAGTTTGAACAAAGCCATAATTCCCCACTTCGTTTATCATATGCGAAAAAGCAAATGTAAATAAAGCAATTTCAAAATGCTTATAGATTTTAGGGGGTATCTGTATTAATCCTTCGTTCAATGCAAACTTTTGAAAAGTTCTCATCTTTTTCTAATCCCGACCATTTTTTGTTTACAAATTCAGTAACATCTTCATCACAAATATCAAAGAGATAAACTACATCTTCTCTAAGAATTTTAACTGCATCACCGTCTTCATAAAAAAAGTCTGGTAAAAATCCTACATCACCAAAACACCTAATGTCTTTCATAGGTTTATCAATAGTTACTATTGCTATTTTTTGTTTTTTATTGTGAGGTTTTCTCATCTTCTCCATCTTCTTGAGATATGTCTTTAGTTTTATCAAAAACAATCTCTGAATGAGGAATTTCAGATGAGGGCAATAAACTTCTAGCTATTTCAACTTTTTTAGCACCAAGTTCGGACAATACTTTATCATTCATCAACGCATTAAAAACTTCTTTTCCTTTAGTGTGTTCTCCATCATTAATTTTATTCAAAAGATCACTTGAGGTATAATCCATTCAGTCTCCTATAGTGGGGTTAGTCGTGATATATTTATTCTTATTAATATTTATAAATTCATTAATATCGTGATTTTTAAATTGATTTGAGTCGTTCAAACTTAAAAAATCAGTAATTTCGAAAGATGTTTCATCTTTATTTGATGCAATTAAGAAATAATCCATGTTTTTATACTTCCAAGTATTCTCTCTTATATGTTGTAGATGAGATTTTCTTCCTTCGTCTGAATCATATGTTTTACATTCTATAATTGAAAGAGTTGGGACATGAAATATATCATAATACATATATTCCCATTCTGTGACATTTTTTTCTTCATAATATGTTTCCCATGCTCCATTATTTTTTCTCATCATTTCTTTTGTTATTTTTCTTTCTTTAGTCTTCAATAAGAATTCCCATGGCTTCATACCCTCAAAATACTTCTTGCAATTTGTCATATTGATGGGTTTAAACTCAGAAAGTTGTTTACAAATAGATCGTTCAATCAATTCACCATCATAAATCTGTTGAGCATGTTGAGAAATTGTATGTATGTGAGGATTTCTGGGCTTTGGATACATGTATTGTGCTTTTGCTAAAGCATCTTCAAATGCATATCCATTTGGATCGTTGTTGTCTTTTTGTATTATCATAATATGTTATTCATTGTATATCTTTGGTTGCTTGGGTTCACAAGACAACCAGACTTGATCTTTTCCGGATGGTGTTACGCTCAATCCCTTATACGTTCTTATAGGGTATGTCCAATTGGTCTTGAAATGAAAGTTCTTGTCAGGTCTTCTATTCTGACTTGTAAGATTCTGTTTGCCCCATTTACCCTCACCCACGGTCGTATCTGGAGCGATCTCTACCTCATAGTAATCCCAACACTCTTTCTCTGAATTAAATTCTTTATCTACAACTCTTTCAACTACTGGAGCCCAAGTCAATACTAATGCTATCCAAAGTTCAACCATATCAATGTCATTTAGAATCTAGATAGATATTTTGCGAAATGATTTACCCAAGGTAATAATGCTATCGCCATGAATAAGTTTGCTCCCGTATGTGCTATTGCTATTCTTAACGTGTCCCCTTTTGGTATACCATCAGAAACAAAAATACCTGCTAACCATATCGTTCCAGTGGTTCCGATGTTGGCTCCGAGGACTGCTCCTATGGCCGCAGGAAGCGGTAATGCTCCTGATGCAACTAACGCAATAATTGCAGTTGTTGATAGAGATGAAGACTGCCATAACAATGTCATAACAATACCACCTAAGAACATCCAGTAAGGATTACCCAAAAAGAATTCAAGATGTTCTAATTTACCCATTGTTTTCATTCCTCCTGAAAACATTTTTAAACCAATGTAAAAAATCACTAACCCCAAAAGGGTCTGCAAAATGGGATTATTAAATTCCATAAGATTTCCTTTTTTATATTTCCAACTGTCGTAAAGTGATCTATCTTTCTTTTTCATCAACTAAAAACTGTGTTTAATTGTCTATTAACTTTAACAAATGTAGTACATTTGGGTAAGTCTTTAATTGATTTTGCGCCAGCATAAGTACAAGAACTTCGTAGTCCTCCTAAAATTTCTTGTACTGTATCTGCAACATTTCCTTTGTATGGAACTTGAACTTTCTTTCCCTCTGAAGCCTTATAAGATTCTTTTTTTCCATAATATTTAATTTGTGCTTCCTCTGAGGACATACCATAAAATGTCATTGTGCCTGTAACTTCTGGATCTTCCTCTTCATCATCCCATGCACATTCTTTATGTCCTGCTAACATTCCACCTAACATTACAAAATCTGCACCACCTCCAAAACTTTTTGCAATATCTCCTACAACTGTGCATCCACCGTCTGCGATTATGTGTCCTCCTAGACCATGAGCCGCATCTCCACATTCCATTATAGCACTTAATTGTGGATATCCAACGCCTGTCATTTTGCGAGTTGTACACACCGATCCAGGACCTATTCCTATTTTTACGATATCGGCTCCCGCTAAAAGTATCTGTTCTGTTGCTTCTGGTGTACATACATTTCCTGCTATGATTATTTTGTCTTTAGTTGCTTCATGTTTTCTCATCAATGCAACAAAGTCATTAAATCGTTCCGTGTATCCATTTGCTACATCAAGGCAAATCCACGGAGCTTCAGGAGAATCATAAGATAAATCATCCAAATTTTGATCTAATCCGATTGTTCTTATTATATTCTTATTCCATCCCCATTCTGTAGATTTTACAAACTTACATAGTGCTGTAAGCATAGGATATTCCATAAGAACATGGCACATAGCAATCGTTCCTGTATGATCCATATTGGATGCAATTATAGGAATACCAGTCCATTGATGCTTCGAATGCTTAAACTTAAATTTTCTTTCGAGGTTTGCTTTTTTGCGTGAAATTAGGGTGGATCTTTTTGGCTTGATTAGAACATCATCAAAATCAAATTTTATATCATCTTGTATTCTCATATTTTTTTATTCAAAAAGTACAGTTCCAGGATAATTCTTATTTTTTAAGACTAGTATATATTTTAACATATTTACTAACTCTTGGCAAGGCTTTTCTTGGTTAATTTTACAAATAATAGTCATATTTTCTAGTTGCAATAATTGCTTTAAATCTGTAAATAATTTATTTGTATCTATTATGAGGGGAGAAATATCAAATTGAACTTCTTTAAAATGTTTAAATTCTTCTGAAACATATAAATCTTCTGATTCTCTAAAATTTAATGTCGTTTCGTTTTTTAATTGAATAAGTTTAAATAATTCAGCTAATTTTAGTCGATAATCCCATGGCTTGAAGAAATTGTAAACATTAACTGAAACTGGATTGATTGTTTTAGTTATTGCTGTTGATGCTTTCGTTCCATCAGATTCTAACTGAGGTTTCCCATCAAGACCAATTTTTGCAATATACGTTGTACTTTCAGATTGCTCATTCCACTGTTCACTTATTTCTTTATCAAAATCTATTTTCATTATATTTTAAGAGGTTTAACCTTTTTTGTCAAGTTTATTTTCGGTTTTTTAAATCTTTTTTTGCGGTGTGTGCAATATATTGGGCTAACTCTCGGGCGTCATCCCATCCTTTAAATGGAAATCCATCTATATTATCATCTTCTTCGAAATCTGGTGCAAATTCTGGTCCTACATGAATCTTTATAATCTTAATATTATTAACTACTAATTCGTCCCACGGTTCGACTTCTCCACTATCTGGGTCAATCTGTTGATGCCTATCATTGATATAATACGTAAGTAATTGACGAAATTCTTTTTCGTGTTTTCGTATGACTGTCTCTACACCATCAATATAATCTTTAATAATCTCGTATAATCTTTTTTTCGGCGTGTTTTTCCGCCGAAGAGCAATCCAAGCCTTATTAATTTCATGTGAGGTCAACCCTTTTTTGTATGGACCGAATCCATTTTTAGCAAGAATTTCTACTAATACTTTCTCTAAATCTTTTTCCATGTTCTTGAGATATTTTTTCTCTCCCATTATCCTGAAAATAGTATCCCAAGCAAGCCATCTCGTTCCTCCCTTATCAGGCACACTTGAAATGTCATCTGGTGCCGCGGCGAGAACATCTGCATCTAATTCTACAACATAACCCCCCTGTGTTCTGATTCCATCTTCAAGAAAAGAAGATTGCATATTATAAAAAGCAGAAATTGATTTCTTTCTACCCTGTAAGTTTCCCAAATGCCAAACTCCTTCAAAATCAGTCACATGAAATACTCTTGAACGAATTGGCTTGGGCCATATTCTGCTAAAGATAGAAGGAGATAAAGGAATCTTTAAATCTTTTATACCTCCTCTTGGTAAATGGAATAACATGGTAGATAAACTTTCTATCCATGCTACTTCATTTAACATGTGTCCCTTAAAAGACTTCATCTTTTCTTTACTCCCATTGCAGTTAATTCTGCTTTTGCGACCTGTCTTGTGTAAACTTCCAAATCTATAGAATGATCCCATACTTTTACAGAACCAAACAATCTTTTAGCAGTTTTTTTCATAAAATCAAATGCATCAATTGGATGTGTGCGGTCGGGATTTGCAGTATCAATTTTATTTTGAGTTGGCTCTAAGAGATGAACTTTTTTGACCTTAATATTATTAACTACTTGTTCATCCCATGGTTCATCAGTTGTTCTTTTTTTCACATAACTCAACAAAACACCATAGAATGTATCAGAATGCTTTCTTATAATCTTTTCCATTTCATCAAAGTATTCTTTTATCAGCAAATTTAATGATCTACCATCACCCTTCATGTGTTTTTTCATGTCGTTCCAAAGTTCATATTCATGCGTACTTAGGACTTGATTTCTCGGCAATATTGGAGTAAGATGTTTTACAACAAGTTTTTTTATCAAAGCATGAAAATCATCTTCTACTTTATCAAAATTTGTATAACGTGAAGTTCCTCGCATATCATCTATAGTGGTCCATCTACTACCAGACTTATCTACCTGACTCATTATATCACCCGAAGCGGACATGAGTACATCAGCATCCATTTCTACAATAGCTCCACCAGTTGTCGCTATACCCTTTTCCATATAACGAGCAAACATTGAGAAAAATGCAGAGATAGATTTCTTTCTTCCTTCAAGTCTGCTAAGACTTTGAAGACCTCTTTCATCAGTTGTATGAAATACCGTTGCACGAATTGTTTCTGGCCATATTCTTTTATACATGGATGAAGATATAGGTATTTTTAAAGTAGAAGGAGATTCTGCATCAAACAACATAGTAGACAAACCCGTTATAGTAAATTCATTTAAATATTGTTTAAAGGGTTTTATCTTATGCACCACTTATTTCTCCACGAGCCGCAATGTCCACCTTGTCTTGACTCTTTGCCCACTTCTGTGCCTGTGCTTTGTTCTTAAATCCATTAGAAACTGGCATCCATTTGTTTCTTCCAACCTGTCCCATTACATACCACTTCTTGTCGTGTGGATTTTTAGAAACAATATACTTAGATGCTTCTTCCAGATACTGTGTAAATGTTTTCATATTAGTATTTAGTTTTTATATTGGTGATAACAATTTCTTTATTTTCTTCCGCTATACCAAAATCAATTTCCATAGAAGTTTTTAATAAATTAAAACAAGGCATCACCAATGAATTTTTAACATAATATAAAGTCAAAGGGTCTACTATAGGTTTTATAACCTTTAAAGGAAGAGTCGGGGGAATCAAACTCGTTTTATGCTTAGGAACCTTTGAAGAATAAAGTAACCAAGAATCATCTTGAAATTCTATTAATGGATTTATATGTTCTTCATCTTGAATAACAAGTGTGTGTTTATAAAAATATTCAATCAATGAAGATTTATGTATAATACATCTAATATTTAAATCTTGCATTCTTTATTTTTTGGACTTCTTCTTTTTCTTTGTAACAGACTTTTTTGCTTTGTTGTCTGTTTCTTCTGCTAATTTTTTTGCTTTATTAACCGCATCTTCAGCCGCCTCTTTATCTCTTGCTATTTGTTGTTTATCGACTTGTGAAATTGCCTCAGCATATGCTTTTTCAAGTCTTTTTACTTCATTTTCAAGTGTATCTACAGGTGTTGCTATATCTTCGCTTTTCATTTTAATCCTTTTAAAATTGTTCTTGTTCAGTTGAACCTTCAACTGCACTCAAAGTATTGCTGTTTGTACAAATTTGTCCAACTGCATCAAAATAACCCGCCCCAACTTCACGTTGATGCTTTACTGCAGTAAATCCATTCTCCTGTGCTTGAAATTCTTTTTGCTGTAAATCTACAAACCCAGTCATTCCTTTTTTTCTATATTTTCTTGCTAAATCAAACATACTATAATTTAAACTATGAAAACCAGCAAGAGTTATAAATTGATATTTGCATCCTAAATCTCCCAAAGTATCTTGAAAATCACGTATTTCTGAATCACTTAATTTTGCTTTCCAATTAAATGACGGTGAACAATTATATGCAAATATTTTTTCTGGAAACTCTTTACGAATCTCTTGTATAAATTCTTTGCATTCGCCTATGTCTGGTAAAGATGTTTCCATCCAAAGCAAATCACAATAGGGAGCATATGCAAGTCCTCTTGAAACTGCTTGTTCCATTCCTGCTTTTACTCTAAAAAAACCTTCTTCTGTTCTATCTGGTTTTACTCCACCTATCATGGAGCCACCCCATTCTTTTTTCATGATAAATTTATTATCATATTCATCAGCATCAGAAGACAATAATGAACCAGCTAACGAATCTGTTCTCGCAATTATTACTGTATCAACTCCCATTATATCTGCGGCAAATCTTACTGAGATAAGTTTAGAAATCATTTCTTGAGTAGGAACTAAAACTTTGCCCCCCATGTGTCCACATTTTTTAGCAGAAGATAATTGATCTTCTAAATGCACACCTGCGGCTCCTGCTTCAATCATATCTTTCATTAATTCGTGAGCATTAAGTACCCCACCAAATCCCGATTCCATATCAGCAACAATAGGAAGAAAATAATCTATATCTCCCTTTTGTTCCATTGTTTGGATTTGATCTGCACGAATAAATGTATTGTTGATTTTTTTAATTACGGTGGGAACACTACTTGTTGCATATAATGATTGATCTGGATACATTTCTAAACTGTCGTTTGCATCTCCTGCTACTTGCCAGCCACTTAGATAAACAGATTTTAATCCTGCTTTTGCTTGTTGCAATGCTTGATTACCTGTTAATGCTCCTAATGCTTTTACATAATTATGGTTTTTAGAATGTAATCTTCTCCATAATTTTTCTGCTCCTGTTTTTGCTAGAGTGTGTTCTATTTTAAGAGACCCCCCTAACCGGTCTACATCATCTTGTATATATGGACGTTTAATATTAGTCCATCGATTCAATTCACTCATTGTTATTCACCCTTCCTAAATGTGTTAAGAAAATAATACTTCAAATATTTATCGAGAAAGGGTATTCTATTGAGGTTTAAAAATAGGTAATTTTTCTAGATATACAAGATCATCTTTATCATATCCAGCTTCTTCTAATAAGACCGCCGCTTTATAAACTACTGTACAATTTCCTGTAGCTATATTTCCACCATGATTAATTTTCCTCAACATAGCCTCTAATCCTAGAAGAGATCCTCCAGTAGACACTACATCATCAATTATACCCACATTCTTGCCTTGTAATTTTTCTATATCACATACATCAAGAACTAGGGTTTGGGCTCCTATAGTTGTAATAGATTGTACTTTTTCTATCATAGGATCAACCATATATCCTTTAACATTTTTTCTTGCAACGACATAATCAATATTTAACCTTCTTGCAAGGGCATGTGTTAAAGGGATTGCTTTTGCTTCCGGACAGATTAAAACATCTGCACCTAAAGTTAATACCCTTTCGAAAAGGTATTTAGAACATTTTTCTACTAATTCTGTATCCCCAAACATGACAAAGCTCGCAATGGCGAGCTTGTCATTTATTTTAACTTTAGGCAGTTTTCTTTCTAACCCTGCTACACTTAGAGTATAGAAATCATTCACCATATTATGCTCCCATGAAAATCATTTGAGTTACAAATCCTGCAACCAATCCATAGAATGGATTCCACTTCATAGTCACAAATGCAGTTGCACCAATCACCATTCCTGCTGGTCCAAATCCATATGGTCCTGCAAACTCTCCGCCTTGAGCAATTGCACCATTTATATTAGTCATAAATGTTACGAAAACGCCCAACACAAAAAGAAATCCTGCAATGGATGCTCTATGTACATATTGTCCAATAATAGGAAGCAATTTAGTCAAAAGAATAATCGCCATAATACCCATCATAATACAAGATGCTACAATTGGCATAGGTGCAGTAGCAGTTCCAGAAATGATTGCTTCAACTGGTCCGCCACCAAAGAATGCTGAACCCATATCAGCAAGACTAGAATATATTGCAAGATGATCAATATTAGTATCTGCACCAGCAATAGATCCTGTGATCTTACCAAATGAAATGTTCGCACCTATATTTAAACACGCAAGAGATAATGCACCAAGGACAATATTCCGATTTGTCCAGAATTTCCACTCAATGTTTCCTGTAGTGAATTTTTCTCTCTCTTTATCAACTGTAATTTCTTCAATTTCAACACCTAATGTTTCTCTCAATTCTGAATTGAATTTAAGTAAAACATAAAATGCAGTTGAAATCATTACAGATGCTATGATAGTCCATGCTAAATCTTTTGTCCAAAACCAAACAATCAATGCACTAGCCATAGATACTATGCCTGTCCATTTTTCTGAATTGAACAAGTCTATTGATACATTTGCAAGCATCAATCCAACTCCACACATCATTGATGTGACAACAATTGGACCAATAAACTCTACAAGTGCTTCGTTCATTCCAAGTAATGATGGAATCAATAACAATGCGGCACCCCAAAATATGAGAGATAGCCTCTCTTTCATATCTTTACCTAAAGTACCAGCAAGAGTAATTGTTTCTGCTTGAAACGAAATAGTTGCTACTGATGCAAATGCTATTGATCCTATAATACCAATAACAAATGCGATTGCGGTAGGAAAAGCGGCAAACCCAAAAGACAAGGCTAAAATTCCTTGAGGTATACCATTAATTACAACCGCTATTGCGGTCAGAATGCTTTCAAACAAGCCTTCCATATTATCCTTTCATTTTATTGTTTTTAATTATCCTTGACTATAACAAGAATATCATCTTCATTTCTTTTCATCTTCATGGCACGATATTGCTTACCAGGATAAAAAGAATTTAGCTTACAGTTTTTATGTGTTTGACATGTCATATGAGGATGGCCGCTCATTAAATGAGTTTTAACCATCTCAGTATAAACCGCCCAACCCTCATTTATTGGATCGGGCTGTTTATACGATCCCATTATACTGAAACATCTTTTGCATTAATAATAGTAGTAAATGTCATACTCAGGATGAGTACAACAATAAGTTTTAACTTGAACATTTATCTCCTTCCGAGACAACAAAAAAAGCGGTAGGTCTTCCATCCTACCGCTTAGTATTTAATTTACTTTGAGTATATTCCCCAAAGCACCCATATAGCAACTAGACCAACGAGTCCTTCGCTTCCTAGTTCTTTAACAATCGCTACAACGGAACCAATTACATCTAAACCAATAAATGGAACTGCGGCTCCGAATAGGATCTGAAGCACTACTCCAAGTGCTATAAGTGCTAGACCAATTTCGGTAATAGATTTAACCCAACCGAGAACTTTTTCTACCATTTATATTCTCCTAATATTTGTTAATATTCTAACAATACTTCAAATCCTTCCATGGTGATGCGTTAGAATTAAAGTGTATTATATCAGATTAATTGTCCCACCATATTTCCCAAGGAAAATTTATCCAAGTATTGGTAGAATCTTTTGCTATTTCTCTGACATAATATGTTGGCTCAAAATTACATTCATTATTCCACCAGAGAGTAGCAAATTTAACATCTACTCCCTTGGCTTTTTTAGTTAAATGACTTCTCATCTTATGAAAAGTCTCACCTGAATCGCAAATGTCATCAACTATCAAAACCCTCTTATCAGTAGGTCTTGGTAAATAATCTTCCCATTCAGGAAAATCTCTTAAAGCTGATTTCACAGACTTAAATGGTTTTTTGAACCAATGTGATAACATCACACCCGGAGTTAATCCACCCCGTGATAATCCAACAATCACTTCTGGGTCAAAATCATCGAGAACGATGTCCCTTACGAGAACGTGACAATCGTTACGCATTTCGTCCCAAGTATACCATAGTTTGTTCATGATGAATCTTTTAAATCAATTAATGATTCTTTCCAATTTCCCAATAGAGAATTGCTTTCTTTTAATGATACGGAAATTGGATTTGTAATTTGTAGAACCTCTCCCTCTACAACATCCCATGTATCGCAATCAACATCAGTTGTGAGTTCGGGTTTATTTTGAAAAACAAAAATTTTACCATCTCTATCCCTAGCAAGATATTCAAAATGTGTTGGTACTAGAGTTTCAATAGTTAGTTTTTTCATTACTTTATATTTATGAGAATAGATCGTTTTGACTTTTTAAAGCACTTTTAATATCTTTATTTAAATCTTTTATTCTTTGCTTCGCCGCATTTTCTCTTTTCAATCTTTTAGCTAATGAAGGTTTTACAAAATATTCTTTCTTTTTTAAATCTTGTATAATTCCTTCATCATTAACTTTATTTTTAAAAAGCTGTAGAGTTCTAAAGTTATTATTGTTTTTATTTTTTACAGTAATTCTCACTACATTTTTTGACATAATTAATTAGCCATTTAATTGTTGTTGTTGTTTATTGATAATCTCTTTATCAATAAGAAGAAGTCTTTGATTAAGCTCGGCTCTTTCAGAATATACTTCTTCTTGTTGCTTTGAATCTAAAAGATATTCTTTTAAGTTTTCTAATTCTTCTAAACTCATTGTATGAAAATTTAATTGATCCATTTGTATCGATGGGTTTTCTAAGTTATAGTAAACAACTAATGTTGAATTTTCATTTTTAATTATTCTTTTAACGTGTCTAAGTTTAGCCTGTGAAGTCTTTTCCTCACAGGCATGGACACTCTCCGTAGAAATCGGTTGATCTCGATTCCAGTATTCTCCTGAAAAAATTCATATTGTCTCCTTTTTTTAAATCTATCCAACTATTTAGATAGTGGAGATATCACCTCTTCTTAGCCGCTGGCATCGCACGGGAACCAAACCAAAAACTTATAATAGCGGCAAATAGAGCCTCAGTTTCATCATCCCATACAATATTAATAGTTTGATTTAAATCTGCATCTATTTGTATTGCTTGCCATACAAGTACTACTTTAATACCTATAAATGTCAATACAAACACATACGTTATAAAAGGTCTTACAAATGCTCTTAACGAGTTTATAAAACCCCCCTGTTGACCTAATGCAGTATCATGTTCAAGAAGCATTTTCTGTTCATCAAAATCTTTTTTTGCTTGAAACAGTTTAATGTCTAAATCTACACCTGCTTTTTTTGCTTCTATCTGCAGTTTAAATTCTTCTTGTTTTGCTTTCTTCTCTTCTTTGTCTTTAAAGAAGTCCATTATGGAAGGTACAGTAGAAGTAGCAAATCCCAATACACTTCCTAATATTGTAAGCATTATATTCCTTTATACATCAGTTCCATCATTTTTAAAACTATCAGTTAAAACTTTTAAATTTTCGTATGCTTGTTTGGTTAGAGTGTCTTCATCACGGGACGAGTTTTGATCACAATCAAAGTTAAAGTAAATATTTGATGCGAGGGGGGTATCTGGATTTTTTTCTCTTTGATAGTCGTTAGTCCACACCCAAACATTTACTCGATATGTAAGTGCTGAATTTTCTCTATCCCAAGGAGTGATAGTCTGCACCTTATAATATGCTTTATCTACAATCACACCAAAAGTAGTTAAATAAGACTTTTCAATTGCCATTATTCGCTAAGTCCTGTGTTTCCTTATGTTCTGGATCGTCTTTGTCTTTGAACCAATAATCGGTGCTTTTTGATAAGACTGCAACATAGGCCCCAACCAAAATGTTTATTAATTGCATATGATTGTCTGCAACACTATCTGAAAAAAATAGCAAATATAAAAGAATTAAAAATGTTCCCATAATAACCCAAGACAAACTAATCCTGGCCCACCAATTTTTTACTTTTCTTTTTTCTATAGCCGCCAATTCCTCACCCGACTGTTTTGTAGATATAGGCATTATATTTCCTCATTATGTTTCAGTTATTATCCTTCTGTGGGCAGACCCTGACCAATCGCAGTAATTTTTTCTCCGCCTGCTTCTGCATCTTTAATTCTTAAAGCACTACCATATGCTTGGTCTAAAATATCAGTATTCATATACTTGACATTAGTAGGATCATATCCAAATTTTACCAAAAATTCTTGTTTTTCTGAAACTCCGAGTTCAGCGGTTTCAGGCACGGATTTAAGTTCTTCTGCTTCTGCTTCGTTTACTATTTGGTCTAATTGATCACCAATAGTAACTTCTTCATTTTGTTGAAGAGGATCTATTATTTCTGCATTAGCAAAAGTGTCTTCTTTAGAACTTTGCACATCAACATCATCCGTGTGATGAAGAAGAAGTTTTTTAAGTTCCTCTTTTTCTGCATCAGACAAACTTTCAAATAACTCTTTTACATTTAACATTTTTTTCCTTTTTAAACTGGTGCTACTTGTTCATCATCAACTTCACATCCACAAGGATTTTCAGACGAACATTCACATGGATCACAGGTGCAATTTTCGCATTTGCATTCTGGATTATTACACATTTTAACTCCTTTAACTCCCTTATATTTATGTTTATACGGGGTTCTGTTTCTTTAAGTTTTTGCTTCTTGTTTATTCTTATAATCTAATATTGCCGCTTTTATAGCATCTTCTGCTAATACTGAACAATGAATTTTGACAGGAGGAAGCGACAATTCTTCTACAAGTTCTGTATTTGTAACTGTCTGGGCTTCATCTAACGTTTTATCTTTAATCCACTCAGTAGCAAGACTACTTGTAGCAATAGCACTACCACAACCAAATGTTTTAAATTTAGTATCAACAATTTTATCATTTTCATCTACTTTTATTTGTAATTTCATTACATCACCACATTCGGGTGCGCCAACCAATCCTGTACCAACGCTTGGATCATTTTTATCAAAACTTCCAATATTTTTGGGGTTTTCAAAATGATCTAATACTTTATCTGAATATGCCATATTATTTTATCCATGAAGGTGTAAACACTTCTTCTTGTTTAATTGAAAAACTAGTAGAACAACCACATGTTGATTGTGCTTTAGGATTTTGAAATCTTGGTCCTGGTGCGGATAAGTCTGTTGACCAATCTATTTCTAAACCATCTACTATCAAATGACTCTTTCTGTCTATTACTATAGGCATACCTCCAGATTCAAAACACAAATCTCTTTTAGATGGTTTACCAAATTCTAAAATATATTCATAACCAGCACATCCACCGCTCTTAACAGCTACCCTCAAAGGAATTTCTTCAGACAATTCTTCATCTTCACGAATTCTCTTAAAATTTTTAGCCGCTTTTTCTGTTAAACTGATCATTTTTCCTTAATTAGAGGGCCCCATCTGCAAGCAGATAGGGCGCCACGCCAATTACTTCTTTTCTACGAATTCATACAACTCAGTTGCCTTCTTCTTTATATCCTCAATGGAATATGAATCGGGCTGAAGTTCATTCCAGAGCTTCATATTAGCTTCGCCGTTATCTTTTGCAAGATCCCAAGCATTGTAAACAAAGTCTTGGTTGCGTTGAGCTTGTTCTTGGAGATAACCCTGTGCCATCTCTAATAGTTTGAATCGTAGTTCGAATGGATTAGACATATTGTCCTTTCTCTGTGTGTGTTTATGTGTGTAATGGATTGTTTCTGTTCCGAGGCACAATCCCCAAGCCCGTCAGCAATTAAGCGGCTAATGCCACCTGTGCTGGATAATAATCGTTATTATTTGCGATTAAATTAAATGACATTTTACATCTGTCAAGATGGTCTCCTCTGCATAATCACATTCAATCGAATTCTATTACAGCCCCATCAAAGAATTACATGCTATAATTAAGATAAAACCATGCTATACCCATTCCCAATAATGTCAGAGTAAAAAACCATGTTAATACTTTATCCATATAATCCTTTGGTGGAGCTGATCGGAATCGCACCGATGTCTTAAATGCTACTCTACAGTATCATCAACTAAAACTATTTAGACAAATCCTGTGTCACATCTTTAATTTTTTCTATTTGTTTCATAATAATTTGTTCACGTTTTGGCCAATAAATATAGTCTTTTTCTGGATTTTTCATAAGATTGTATAAAATAGGTAAAATTAATTCTTCTACTTTACCCATATCTTCTACATATTTTTCTTCTAGATAATCTTTTTTATAACCTATTTCTTTTATAGCAGAATCTATTTTCTTTTCCAATGCTGAAAAATCTTTTGACTTTGCTTCTACTTGTTCAATCTTTTTTTCTACTTCTGTAGTTTTTGCTTTATATTCTTCATCATCTACTGCGGAAAAACCGAAGTCAAAATTAGCATATTCTTCAGGTATTTGTGCCATGTTCGTATCCGTATTTGCAAATCCAATAAGAGTCAACTATATCTGAAATGGGATTTTTATCACACTTTGTTTGAAATTCTTTTGCAAGTTCTCTCTGTGTGTCAGACACAAAAGAATCATACATTAATTCTTTATTTGCGTTTCCCTTATCGGATGCGTATTTTTTGATTACTGTGGGAGGTATCATTTCATACCTCAATTTACAGTTGATTAAAGCATATTTTAAAATTGCCATATTTTCCGCAATTTGTAAAACTCTTTGTCCACTTGCGGAGTAGGCGTAATTTTCAATATAGACTATTTTGGGTCTTTTAGTGAATTGTATAATACATTCTATTACCCAAGAAGATAATCCCGTATATCTTTCCATCTCTGTATTATATTTAGGATATTTTGTAATTTCAATATTTTTTAAAGGACCCCATCTATCAAGTTGTCTATCATTTTTTGCTAAACAATAATGTTTAATATTTTCATATTTCCATTCACCATGACATTCTGTTATTGCTGGACTTGTTAATGAATAATCTATTCCCACATGAAAATCATCTATCCCAGTTATCATCTTCGTCTTCTTCTGATAATTCTATCATTTCTCCACAATAAGAACAAAATTGTACTCGTTCACTTTCATCATCATGAACTATAACTTCATACATTTTAGAGCAAAATGTACATTCAATTTTTTCAATTATTTCCATTTTTGACTAATTCTTCCTCTAATTCTTCTACAGTCAGAAAAACTTTACCATCCAAAAAAATTTGAGGAATCTTTTTACTTCCTGTAACGGTCAATATTTTACCAAACAGTCTCTTATCTGCTTGAATGAACATGTATTGTGTTTTGTGTTTATCTAATAAAGACTTTGCTTTGTCACACATTGCACATTCACGAAAAGTAAAATGTCCAACAACATAATTTCCTTTATTAAAATCTATTTCATATTTTAACATTATAAATCCACTACTTCGCATCCACCATCAGCGGCACAGGCCAATTCCTGTGATCCAGAGGTGAAATCTTTTTCTTCATATGAAGACAATAAAGTCCAATCAACATTTTTGGGCATTGCTTTTAACGATTTTATATATTCTTCCCGTGTGCAATCTTGATAAGGAGCCTGTCTGTATGTGTGTTCAGAAAAAGGCAGAAAAGATATACCGCTAATATTATCAAAATTGTTCCATACCCAATTTCCCATTTCAACCCATTCTGGTTCTTTAACGGAAATAGTAACAGATGGTTTGTGTTCACACCAATGTTCTTGATATGTAGACCAAAGATTTAATTGTTCTATTGCAGTTATATCAGTTCTACATATTGCATTTTTTGGACTCTTCACAGGAAATGAAAATACCGTTGTGTGTTTGGGTTTCATTACATCTGGTTCATTTGGAAAGTTTGCATCTTTCATAAACTTACAAAGGGGGTCTTTATTATCCGCACGAACCGTTCTAATATAATATGGATTATGACGAGCATGTATACCACTAGCACTATCAACCAACTGGCTAACTGTGCCAGAAGGTTTAACACAGGTGATAGCCGCCGATTGGGATATTCCGAGTTTTTCTGAGAATTCTTTGTTTGTTTTGATTGCAACATTTTTTAACTCATTTAAAAGTTGTTCTAAATTTCCTTTTTTTCCGTTTGTTAAAGAATTGTCCATTATTCCTGTAAGGGAGACGCCCAAAAGCCGCTCTTCATCACAATTCTTTTTCCACTCTCTTGAGAGATATTTGAAACTGGTGAGGGTCGATTGAAATGTTCCAAGGATAGTTGCAGTTCGAACTTTTTCTTCCAAAGATTTGGAATCGTCCCATCCTCTGACCACGACTTCTGAAAGGTTGCAGAATTCTCTGCTTCTAAGTATAATCTCGCTACACGGATTGGTACCAAAATCGTCTTTTGGTTCTCTTCGGATTTCTTCTTCACTATTTAACCTTTCTACTTGTTGTTTAGCCGCTAAACTATTATAAATTCCTCGTTCTCCAGATTTTGAATCATAAAGAGACAACCATTCTCTCATAAAAGTACCAACATCTGGTTTTTCTTTATAATTTACAGAATTATTAGCAAGGGATCTTTGCGGTTGTGTTTCCCACCACTTTCCCGACTTTGCATGTCTCATTGTTTCATCATTAAGATTAGATAAACTAATAAGTGCTGATCTACGAACACCCCCTACAACAACTATTTCTGCAATTTTACATACGATATCATGAGCTTCAACAGATTTCAATTTTCTTCCAGAAGCATCTTGAAATGTATTTATAGTAAATAGAAAAAGGTCTTCTAATGGCTCTGGTCCCGATGCTCTTCCTCCAAAGGTTTTAAGAGGAGATCCCGCAGGTCTTACATTAGATAAATCCCATTTTGGAATTTGTCCTTGCCAAACTAATGAAAGTAATTCTTTATATGATTTTGCCCACCCCAGTTTTGAATCTGCTACAACAATTGTAGTATCCGTTTCATAAAATTCTTCTGCTACTACTGGAAGCTGATTAACATATTCCTCTTCCACAGAAAATCCCACACCTGTTCCATTCATTAAAACATATAAAACTTCATCAAATGAACGTGGGTCATCTATTTTAACATAGGAACAATTATAACCTGCTATATTTTCTTTTTTGAGTGCTTCTCCAGCGGTCATTAAACATCTCATTGATGGCATTACCTCACAATTTGTAATTGCTTCACGTAAATCTGCCTCTAAACCATTATCAAGAATAAAATTGTGTTTAGCCTCTAAATGTTCTTTAAAAAAATTCAAATATCTATTAACTGTTTCATCCCAGGTTTCCCGTCTTTTAAGACCATAGTCCCATCTTGCGTATCTTGATAAATGTATAAATGATTGATATTCAGTAGGTAGAGGCATTATTCAACTCCTTTCAGCTTTTCTAAAAATTCTTTTGATTCTCGTTCAGACAATCCATACTTTGACATAACCCAACTACCATTTAAATTGTCTTTTATAATTTTCATTTCTTTCTGTGAAAAAGTTACAGAATTAAACATATAATCTTCGAATGCTTCACAACATATAGGAAACTCTGGTTTTACCAATTCATACATTGCTTCTGCAAACTCTCTTGTTTCTTGTTGTGTATGAGAGTCCATTCTCAAATTACAGAACTTAAAAAAGTTATTCAAATCTATTTTCCAAATACATTCTGTATAATTTGAAACTGGTAGAATTACTCTTGCTAATTCTCTTGCAATTCCTTTAAATCCTTCATAAAACCCATCTAATTCATTAGGTTCTGAGATTTGCCTATAACATCCTTTTGCGTGTTCATTAACATCATACATTCGTCCAAGGACAAGCTGTTTGTTGTCTTCATTTATTTCTTTTCCTCGACCTTGATTATTTTGTTCTGATTGTTCGTGTACATCTTTTTCCGCAGGCAAATAAAAATCATCACTCATAATAGAATAACGACCTGAATATTCATTTATATTAGCAGTTCTGTGTCTAACAATTTGTCTCATCACAAATATTGGTAGCTTTAAATGAAACTTCACTTCACACATCTCAAATGGTGATGTGTGATTATGTCTCATTAAATATCGAATTAGGTTTCTTGTCTGTGAAACTTTTCGTGTTCCAGTTCCGTAACTAATTCTTGCGGCATTTTCAACTTCTTCATCATTACCCATCACTTCTAATAATTTAACAAAACCGTGCTTATGCACTTGTTTTTCACTTATCATAATTTAAATTCCAATAATTTTGTTTTTGCAGTTAATCCTTGATAGGTATTATGCTCAATAATATTCATAACATCTACATTATTTAAAATCATATCATTAATGTCTTTTTGTGTCACATGTCTGGGCCAAATAACTATCTTATGGTTATTTGCAATAATTTTGTCCATTTGTCTAACGATTTCTTTATTTCTTTTTTCATTATCATAAATGAACACTACATCAATATTCTTAAACATTTTTCTATATG